GGCTACGCAACAAGCAGCACTGTCAAGACAGTTTGCTGGAGCACAACAACTTGCTGGAGAGCCATTACAAAGATTGCTCACAGGCCAACAGTTACTAGCTGGATCACCGATGGGTGGTATATCTGGCGGAACTGGTGGAAGTGCTTATCAGCCTCAATCTTATCAAGAGCCAAGTAAATTCTCTAAAGCAGCAGGTGCTATAGGCACTATTGGAACAGTTGCTAAAATGTTTGGAATTAGTGACATGGATTTAAAAACTAACATTAAAAAGGTCGGTGAACTAGAGCCTGGTATTGGTTGGTACACGTGGGATTGGAATGACAAAGGTAAAGAGTTAGGTGCAGAAAGTGAGCCAGCTGAAGGCGTACTGGCTCAAGAAGTATTGGAAGTTAAACCAGATGCAGTGATAGTCAAAGATGGTTATTACGCTGTAGATTATTCTAAGGTGCTGTAATGAGTATTACATCAGGACTTGCCCCAATTAGAAACTACGCCAATGGCGGAGATATAAACACAAAAAGACAAAACATGTTAGCGAAGTTAGGCTTTCCTAGTGGAATGACTAACGAAGATTTAGATGCAGCGATAGCAGAAGAAGAAAGAATATCTAGTATTGCTAGTGGAGGTAATGCTCCAAAGACAGCAGATGATTTAAAACAAGATGTAAAAGATTATGTGTTTGATTACACAGATCCATTAGAGTATGCAACTCTTCCTTTTTTAGCTCCAAAATTTGCAATGAGGGGCAAAAAGATTTTTGATGCAGTTAGAGGTTCTGGAAGTAGTTTATCTCAAAACTTAAGAGGTATTGGAGCTTACATTGGAGCAGATGTTTTAGCTCGTGATGTCCTTGGATACGAAAATCCTTTTGGAGATGACGCACTAGATCAAGCTAATGAAGATCTTAAGAAAGTAAATGAGAAAGAAGAACAAAAAGTAGCTGATGCGGAAGACAAGGACGATTCAAGCGAAGAAGAAGAGGAAAAAGGCATAGGAGCATTAGAAGATCAGTTAGCTTTTTTTCAAGGCATGATGGATCCTGGAGAAATGACAGGAGGGAATATTATTGCTAGTAGTGGCATAGATACTCCAGAGATTAGAAGATACGCAAAAGGTGGTATAGCTGCTTTAGCTGAAGGTGGCGAAGTTGAGGATGATAAGGATGAAGGAGGCATAAAGCTTCTTGGAAAAGATGGAATTCTTTTTGATTATACAAATCCTACAGATTATGCTTTGTTAATACCGGGGCTTGGACTAATTGGATTAGGTGCTAGAGCCGTAACAAAAGCACCTGCAATTATTAAAGCAGCTAATGCTGCATTTAAGTCTGCTGGTAAAGCTGCTAAAAAGAAAGGGTTTAATGTAAGAGATCCTAAGACTGGAAAAATATTAAGTGATGTAGATGCTGGTAAAGCAACTGTTATAGGCTCAACAACAACAGGAAAAGTTTTGAGAGGCAGTGCTGCTGTGGGCGTTGGAGGTAAATTGCTTCCAGAAGGGGAAGAAAAAGTAGAAACAAAAAAAGAAGAAGAAATTATTACAGAGCCTCTACCACCAGAAGATACAAGAACATTTTTTGAAAAATTAAAAGATGCCCCTGGAAATTTATTTAAAGAACTACAAGATGATCCTGAATTTAGAGCAAGATTTTTAGCAGGATCTATGAACATGATGAGGCCTGTAGAGGGTTTTGTTCCAGTAAGTGGTGTCACTCAATTTTATGATGCTTTTGAAGACAAAAGACAAGAACAATTAGCTAGTAAGTTGGCAGCAGCTAAAATTGCTGCAGCCAATAAAGGTGATTCTATCTTTGAAAATATTCTCGCAGGAACTGATGAAATCGGTAGCATTGCTGTGCTGCCTACGAATGTAAAACTTTCTTTATTTGCTGGTGCAGAAGATTTAGTTGCTACGCCTCAAGGTGCTCAAATCATGGGAGTAGAAGCTGGTTCGCCAGTTGATGACTCCATGATGATTACCTTAATTCAACAGTTACAATCAGCAGGATACTACGGAACTAATTTAGAAAATGCAATAAAAGCAACCATACAACCGGCTCCTGTACCTGAATAAAATATGGCTGAACAACAAAAACAGCCCTCCATATATGCTAGAGCTCAAAAAAATATTGGCAAAGAAGATGTAAGCACATTAGGTGAAATAGGTAGAGGGATTGGTGCTGGTTTAGTTGGAATACCGCAAGGGTTAGCTGAGTTAGGATCTACTGCTTATGACTTCATGGCAGATGATGATACCACACAAAACGTTACTGCTTTCTTTGAACAGTTTAAACCTGAAACACAAAGCGGAGTTGGAAGTTTTTTTAGATATGCAACTCAATTTGGCATACCAGGGTTAGGAGCAGTTGGTGTTCTTTCTAAAGCTGGAAAATTAAATACCGTTAATGTTATAGGAACATCCGCAGCTAGTGATTTTGCTTTTGCAACAAATGATGTTGAACCATTAATGGAAATTTTATTAGAACCAGGATCTAATGCTAATAAAAAAGAATTGTTAGATGGAGCTGAATTAGCCGCTGAAAATTTAGTAGATAGATTCAAAATAGGATTTGAAGCTGCAGCCATAGTTACAGGAGTTCCAGTAGCCATAAAGTATGGGGCGAGAGGAGTAGGAGCAGCAGCAGGAGCTGCATCAAAAGTGCCCGGAGTTAAAGAAGGAGCTGATGCTATAGCAGATTTCTCATTAAAATTTAAAGACACCTTAAAAAATAATGAAGGAACTTCAGGAAAAATGTTTAATTACATTGCTAGTAAAACAACTGCAAAAGGTGGTTACGCAAATCAACTTGCGTTTTTAGCTAAAGCACAAAAAGATATGTTTGTTGGAGCAAGAGTTTTAGGAGTAGAACAAAACTTTCAAAACTTAAATACGATTCTCAACGATTTAAACAAAGCTAAAGTATTAGAAGAAGGGGATAAATTATTTTTAGCAAAACAAATAAATGAATATATATCTCCAATGCAAAAAGGCACATATGAAATGCCAAAAAATATTAGTATTCCAAAAGAAAAATATTTTGAGTCTATTCAGAAAAATGCAAAAGAAGCTTTAATACAAAAAGAAAAAGAAATTATAAAAACTTTAGAAGCCTCTGGAAAAAAATCACTTGCTAATAGACTAAAACAAGATGGTTTATTTAAAAATGCAGATGAAACAAGAAAAGCAACAACTGCTCTGTCTAACGAATTATATGATTTAACAGACCCAGAAAGATTAATATCAAGAGGAATAAAAAATCCACAAGGCAAAGATTCAATTTTTGTTAACCAAGGGACAAGAGAGCGTGTTAAGCAATATGAGTCCGTGTATGGACATAGAATGTATAGAAGCATGCAAGAACCTGGATTCACCCCTGATCCCGTATTTAGAGAAGAAGCAGTTGAAGAAATAGCAAAGATTGGAAATATAGATCTTAGAACGGCATCTGACACATTTGATGAACTTGCTTCTGGAAACTGGTTTGGATCTTATACATTTGATAAACCTGTAGCCTTGGAGTCTTTTGAAACAGGAATATTGAAAGGAAGAAAATTAGATGATATGCCCGCTGTAAGAAAAGCTCTTGGAGAAATAGAAGGTTATACCACAAAAACAGCAGATGAAACATTAGCTAACACTGCTTTATCCTCTAGCTTAACAATTAATAGAATGGCTACTTTAGTTGGTAAAGCTAAATCATTTGAAAAAATATTATTAACAAATCAAGAAGCATCTCAATTAGGTATTAAACCTTTTCTAGAAAAGTTTGATGTTCCTAAATTAGACAGTCAAGGTAAACAAGTTATAGGAGAAGATGGCCTGCCTCAGATGATTGAGAATCCAAACCCTAGTTTAGTTAGAGATGGAGTTTTGTATGAAAAAATTACAGACAACAATATGGGTGCTTTAAGAGGTTATTTTGTTAAACCAGAAATGAAAAGAGCACTAGAGGGTTCTGTTAAAGCTCTTGCTGATGGATTGCCCGGATTTTTATCTCCAATGTATAAAGCTTTTCTTGGAGCAAAGGGTGCTTCAGCTTTAGCTAAAACAGTTTTTAGTCCCATTACTCAAGTTAGAAATGCAGCTGGCGGTTTCTTTTTTACAGCGGCTAATGGAAATCTTGGAAGGTCTGGCAATTTTGGTCAAGCATTTGCCGCTACGATGGGTCCTATTGGTGCTAAGTTTACACCGCAACAACAAAAAGAATTGTTACAAGAAACTTTAGATTTAGGTGTTATTAATAGCAGTGCATCATTTAAAGAAATTGAAAACCTATTAGATGACTCAAGCAAAGTTTGGAAAGACATTACTAAAAACATACCGGGTTCAGCTAAAGCTGGAAAAGTTATTGATGAAAAAATAAAAAATGGAATGATGGCAAAGTTGTATATTGCAGGGGATGATGTGTGGAAAATATACAATTGGAAAGTTGAATTAGATAAATTAACAAATGCTTTTACAAAACATCCAGATAAAGCCATACCGATAACATTTACTGATAATCTTTTATTTCTTAAAAGTCTTGGAGATGATGTGCTAGAGAACACTGGCACTCTCACAAGATTTGAAGGAGGTATATCAAAAAATAAATTAAACCAAGCTTTAAGAAGATTTGAAAATTCTCCAAACTATGAAAGAAGTCTTTTAGAGTTTATGGGCAAACCTAACTCTCCTCAAACAAAACTTGGTGCTGCTAATATTAAAAAAGTTATTAACAAAGAACCTGGGTTCACAATAGCTGATCTTGAAAACATGATATTAAAAAAAGAAGCAGCAAATGTTGTTGCTGATAATATTCCAAACTATTCTAGAGTTCCAGATTTTGTTAAAGGACTAAGACAATTACCAATTGGTAATTTTGTTTCATTTCCAGCAGAAATAGTTAGAACCTCTGGAAATATTTTAGGAAGGTCTATTAAAGAATTAGCTAGTGATAATCCTCTAATAAGAGAAGCTGGAATGCAAAGAATGGCCGGTGGTATGGTCACAGGTGGTGCTTTGGGACCAGCTATGGAGGCTGTTGGTAGAGCATTAACTGGAGTAGAAGAAGAACAAATAGACGCATATAGAAGGTCATTTGCTGCACCTTGGGATAGAGCTGCAACTTTAGTTCCTATCGCTTCAGATTCAAAAGGAAACCTTACTGAATTATATAATTTTAGTTACACAAACCCATATGATTATATGTCTAGACCTTTTAGAGCTTTGGCTCTTAGAGCAAACGAGGGCATAGCAAAGGGAGAAGATATAACACCAATGATTATGGGAACATTTTATGAATCTATGAGAGAAATGTTTGCACCTTTTGTTTCTCCTTCAATTATTACTCAAGCTCTTGCAGATGTTACAACAGGAACAACAGAAACAGGAAGAAAACTTTTTAATGAAGGTGATCCAATGGGGTTCAAAATGGGAACAACGTTTGCTCATTTATTAGAATCAATAAACCCCGGTATTAGTCCTATTAGTTTTTCTGCTGATCCAGGATCAAATGCACCTTTATACATTAAAGGAAGAATAAAGGACTTTCCCAAATCTGTTTTAATAAGCACTGGATTAACAGGAGAGGATACTGGTTTTACTAAATCAGGTGTGCCTTTAGACTCTGCTGAAGAATTAGTGCAAGCGTTCACGGGTTTTAAAAACATTAAACTTCAAACAGATAGATCTTTAAGATACCGAGGTTACGAAGCAGCACAAGATGCTAAAACATCTGCTAATTTATTTAATAGAGTGGCAAAAAGTAGAGATCCAAGGTCTGCACAACAAATTACAAATGCTTTCATCACATCTAATGAATCAAGATTTAAAGCCTTAAGAGATTTAGGTTTAGCAGTGGAAGATGCTAGAACATTAGGCCTTAGTGAAAGTTCTATATCTAGAGAACTTTCAAAGGCAAAAGTTCCAAATAGAGGTATGGTTATGAACAATATGTTTATGCCAGCTTTTCCTAGCTCTCAAGTTTTGGCAGAATCTCTTATTGCTGAAAAAAATAAAGTAGCACAAACAATACCTTTTTATTCATTAGCTAGTTCTTTTCAAGAACAAATTGCAAAACCTTTATTAGAAAAACCTAATGTTCAACAACCAAATAGAGTACAATCAAGAGCATCAGAAGTTCTGAGACAAGAAGAAATAAATAAAATCCTCACTGGATCACCTTAAGCTTGAAAATAGATTTACCGTTAGAGATAAACTACTCTAAGAAAAAGAAGTTTATCCTTAACCTTAACAACTACCGCAACGCTCATTACCGGGTGTTGTCTACAGCTAAGAAGCTTTACTCAGATGAACTCGTGCCTAGACTAAAAGGCTTTGATAGTTTTTCTGAGCCAGTTACCCTGACCTACACCTACTATGCTAGAAGCAACAGAAGACTAGATATAAGTAATCCTTGCTCCATCATAGATAAATTTGCGTGTGATGCTTTGGTTAAAGCTGAGATCCTGGAGGACGATAGCTTCAATCAAATCAAACAAGTGGTGTATATATTTGGTGGTGTGGATAAAGACAATCCAAGGTGCGAGCTGGAGATAACTAAAACGGAACTCCCGTCTCAACCCAAGGCTTAATCTTTACTATCGTTCCTTGCAAAGACTTCTTAATCCAATCAGCTTTCTCTAATACATCCATAGGAAACCCGGAGTTAACAACTTGTATTAGTTCTTTACTAGAATAAAAACTGTTTTCATCAGAGTGTTTATCTGCCGGAACGTTAAGAAATCTAAAGCCGTCTTTCTCATATAAAACCATATCTTCATCTTTCTCTATAAGCGTAGCTGGTATTAGTTCTGGAATGTAGTTGTGATTTATACAGCCAGTCAACTGTCTCTTCTCACTTATTATTCTGTTATCTTTGGAGCAAACCCAATTACCGCTTTCAATGTCAGGGTTAGAGAAGCGACACGATCTACAGTGCAACTTATCTGGCAAAGACTTACCTAGATATGCAGATTGTTGTCTTGGTGTCATGTAACTGCGTATCCTGTAGTCAGTCACCGGTATGTTATTTTCTGGTGGCGTATTAGCTAACAGTATGCTTTTGGCTTTCTCCATAAACATATTGAACTTTTGAAGATCAAAGTCTATAACTTCTGTGTATAGTGCTGAATTGTTCTTGTTGTAAACAATAACTATGCAATGACTTAGCTTGAACAAACCCATATACAAATGTATCTGAGCATCATATTCTTCTGACCAATCGCAATAGCTACCTAGCTTTTCTAGTTTATTAAAACGATTTTCATTAGCAGTCTTGAACTCTAGTAGATGAGGTTTGTCTGACTCTAGCCCCGGTAGATCTTTTGCTACACCGTCTATATGGCCTCTTACGTGTCCACCAAAGGCTTTAGTTTTGAACTGTTTACCATTCTTATCTACGTCATAGATCTTCGCACCAGGTATCTTTCTCAGCTTTTTAATTAGGTCTTCTTCTACCACATTACCTAGATCTAACAAACGCAGAACTCTAGGCTCCCAATCGTCTGGCATTAGCCAACGATAACGCATCCATACAAGGCGATTGTTTGAGTTACCTATCCCACTAATTCCTAGATAGAATCTTCTTTGTCTTTCTTCATCTAGTTCAACTTGATCTAATAAATCATTAACAATCGTCATAGCTTTATTCTTTCATTCTTTTTGTTTCTGATACCAATAACGTTTTCATACTGACCTTGCTTTTGCACAACTATTTCAGCTATAGAATCAAATGCTCCATTGTTTATCAACTCGGCTGCCATCCATGCTTGCTTTGGAGATCCCCATTCGTTAGTGATCTTCTTCCATTTACGCACAGCCATGTGGTGTGCAGTTGGATGTCCAAACATAAGGGGCATCTTCTTAGGAAAGAACTCATCATTAATTGTAAAAATTACCTGACAGTATTCACTGCCATTTTTAGACTTAGTTACTTGTGCGTATATATCTCTTACAGGTTTGAATACAGGCTTGGATTTAGCTTTCTCATCTGAAAGCACAGCTTGTTTCTCTGCCTTAGTTCTTTTAGCTACCTCTCTTTCTTTCTTAGTCCACAAAGATTTAGTTTGTTTTGACTCAAAGACTTGTCCACATTCAGCACACGCTTTAGCTGATGGTGAGTTGATTGTGTTGCAAGAAGCACATATCTTGGGACGGTATCTGTTTTCAGACTCGCCGGGCGAAACCTCATCCAAGCATCCATGTCTAGCAACGTTCTCGCCATAGTCTAGAAGCAAACAGTTTGTCTTGTCTTCGTGTATTCTCATGCCTCTACCGCACATCTGAACGTAAAGCCCTACGCTTTGTGTTGGTCTAAGTAAAGCTATGCAATCTGTCCTGGGAGCATCCCAACCTTCTGTAAGCACACCGACATTACAAAGGGCATGTATCTTGCCAGACTCAAAATCAGCAAGTGTTTGACTGCGTTGTTTGTTAGGTGTCTCCCCGGTGATAACAGCAGAGCTAATACCATACTGCTTTAGATACTGTGTCATCTTTTCAGCATGTAGGACTGATACACAAAAGAATACTGTTGCTGTTCTGCCTTTGGTGTAAGCGTTATCAATCCAATCACTTACAACCTCTATTATGGTTTCATCTACGATAGCTACTTCTTCTAGTTCTTTTTCTCTGAAGTCTCCATTCTTAAACTTCAAGCTGACAGATCCAGCATCAATGATAGCCTTGTCATTCACAGCATAGGCAGAGAGCCTACATAAATAGCCCTCTCTGATCAATTCAGGTATAGATACACTGTAGGCTAGACCTCTGAAGAAATGATCCTTACGCTTGCCGTATATGTATCCTTGACCCATTCTGTATGGCGTTGCAGTACAACCCATAACTTTCATGTCTCCACGATCAGATAACTCAGTAATAATCTTTTGATACCTGGTGTGTGATGTAGGCGGTACATTGTGTGCCTCATCTATAATCATGTAGTCAAACTTGCCAACCTTGGCTAGTCTTTTGGGTGAAGCCAATGTATCTCTGCTGGCTATCAGTATCTGTGCATCATGCTCAAAACGTTTCATTCCAGCTGCTAACACTCCCACCGGGGCATCAGGCCATACAGACTTAAGTTTCTTTTCTGCTTGGTCTACTAGCTCTTTCCTGTGTGCAAGAACAACAAACCTAGCTCCAGGATCTTTAGCCAACACTTCTTTGATGAAGTGAGAAAAGATAATTGTTTTACCGGCTGCCGTTGGCAGTGATATTAAAGCGTGTTCGTTGGCTGGTTTAGTTTCAAACCAATGGTGTAGGGAGTTGATTGCATCCCTTTGGTAGTATCTTAGTTGCATTAATGTATAGATCCATTCTGTACTTCATAGAAATCAAACATTCTTTCTACTATGTCAGGATCTATTTCACCGCTTTCTAACTTTGTAAGTAGTATCCCGGATATAGCACTCAAAGCATCCTGTGTGTTGAATGAATGTTTGAACACTAACTCAAGGGCAAACTGTAATAAAACCACGATCATGGTTTGTATATCTAGATCAAGTGATTCCCACTTCTCTATGTTCTGATTTAGATCCAACATAATTTGGTCTAAAGTTTCTTTGTCAAATTGATTTTCCATGTATTAAACTATAACTTATAAGGCGAGCAGTAGCTAAAGTATTACTCAGGTCATTGAGAGCATTAGCTACTACTCGGTATTTCATCACAAAGTCCCTCTCTCTCCGACCTGTATACAGAACTCTGCGATGAAATTCTTTTACTTGTCCCAATCAAACCCATCGTCATCATCGTCATCAGTAGATGCGACAGCTTCGACAGGTGTTTCCGGGACAGGCGTTAGTTTCTGAGGTGCTGGTGTAGATTCACCTTTGGGATTGAACTTAGCAATAACGTTCTTGTCATCCCATTTCGTACCATCACCTTTATCTCCACCTATCTCTACTTTAAGAGTTGCATCAAAAGGAACGTTCATCATGGATTCAAGAGCTTCAAGATTAAAGTTCTCAACATCAGGATCAAAGCCCATAGCTTTTCTCCAATTACGTATCTTGCCTTTGGAAACATTGAGGCCATTACCTTCTAGCATAAAGTTTTCCCAAACTTTTCTGCCAGCATATTGTGGACCGATAACTTCAAAAGTTATATTGATCATCTTATGATTATTAGCCTTACTTTTTTTAGATTCCCAAGTCTGTGCAACCATTTCATAGTCACCGGCTGGCATGGGACCAATAGAACTTGGATCAAGTTCTTCAACATCAGTCAAATTAATTTCAAAATCACTCATTTTTTTACTCCTGTTTTAGATTTTAAAGATTCTTTTAAAGCAGTCATGAAAGCACTCCACTCTAGTTCTAAAGGGGCACTCCCCAGATCAACTCTAGATTTAGCGTCAAACGAAGCTGCATACTTGTGAAACAACTTACGTTTGCCGTAAGACACACCTCTCGTTGTTTCTTTAAAGCCCTGTCCGCTTGTACGAGTTGTGACTTCGTAGTTAGCAAACAGATTAAAATCTACCCATTCTTTTATCATTGCTGATACTTTCTTGTGTAGATTTAATTCCCAACGATCATAAGGTTCTCTCTCAGGATCGTTAAAAGTTCTTATGGATACATGCGATAACAAGATTACATTCATCTTTCTTTTCGCACCCAGGTCATCGAACATATGTAACAAGGTACGATATAGTTCAGATGCTTCTGTGTATCCTTTACCGAAACCCAAAGCCTCGATTGATTTGACTGAATGATTTTGACACACCTTCTGATGTATCAGTTTCTCAGCCCAATCAGTTGTATCGAAGACTAGAGTTTTGTAATTGTGTTCCTCGTGCAACAATGTATTAACTTGTTGCAATACTTCATCGTATGTTTGACACAAAGGAAAAGATGGTACGTCAATAAAGTTTGTTCCATCTTCTGTCTTAATAAATATTGGTCTAGGGGCTTGTGAGGCAAAGGTGCTTTTACCAATACCGTTTGTCCCGGACACATTAATCTTTAGTGTTGGCACTTTGATTCCTGTCTCTACTGAATCTAATAAACTCATTTTGTTTCTCCGTTCATTTCTACTTTTCCATCACTTGTTAAGAATAGAGTTACATCATCATTAACATCAAATCTACTCCTCCATATATGGACATACTCTGGTGCGGCTCTAGTATCTTCTACATATATGGTTAGATCTCCAACCTTTATATATGCACATTGATCATTTCTGTTGTCTATTTCTATCATTTTGTTTCTCCATTAGTTAGTTTAGCTATATCAACTTCTGCCAAATCGTTATTCATCAAACCTTTTTTAAGATCAAGCAATAATTTCTGTGCAACCTTTTGAATGAAAAATTCATGGATGTCTGGGTGATCGTTTGTGTAGTGTCTCAAACCTTTCGATATTTCATATAACATATCGTCTGCTGATCCCTGTAACCCTTTTTGTAAAAAGTTAGCCTGTGCTTCTTGATATATTTTGTGGCTAAACAAAAATTCTTCCATTGATTGTTCGCTCATTTCTTACCTCCCTTCAATGGATCTATGAAAGATATGTAAGGCCTTTCATTAATCTTGGTTTGCAAACCCTCTTGTATCTTTTCATATACATCTTGATTCTCTTCCTCAATTTTTTTTGACATGGCTTTGTCTTCAACGAACTGTGTTTTGAATGGGAATAGATTCTTGGGTATGTCTTTCTTTACTTTGCATAAGAACTCTTGGTCCCAGGATCTAGTGATCTTGTATTGCAACCTAATATCTAGGGGTATGATATTTTCTAGAGGGACTCTAGTAGATCCACCTGTATTAGAAAGTTTCTTGATATGCTTTTGAATCTCAGGACGAGAAGCAATTTCGTTGTCTAGCTCTGCACTAGCATCTTTTAGTTCAGCTTGCATTGTTAAATTCTTTTTCTTTTCTTTTAACAAATCTGCAAGGCAGAGTTCACTTATGTTTTTCTTTTTCATTATCAGTCTCCAAACTTTTAATAACTCTATATTAGTCACATAGAAATTTTATGTCAAGTTAAT